CAGACCTTGGATGATCTGATGGTAGATGATAATACTAGAAAAATTATTCAAAATTTTGGTAAAAAAATACCCCATTTATTGTTGACTGGTAAACCCGGAGTGGGAAAAACCACCTTAGCTAAAATCATCGCCAAAGATATTCTCAACTGTGACTTTTTATATATAAATGCTTCCGATGAGAATGGTATTGACACCATCAGGGAAAAAGTAATTGGGTTTGCACAGACAAGAAGCTTTGACGGGGGGTTGAAAATCATCATCCTTGATGAGTGTGATGGGCAAAGCAAAAATGCTCAAAATGCTCTTCGCAATGTGATGGAGTCTTACGCATCAACCACCAGATTCATCCTAACTGGTAATAATAAATATAAGATTGAACCCGCCCTACAATCCCGTTGCCAGAGTCTCACGCTCCATACATCCCTGAAAGATGTCACCCGTAGGTGTCTGGAGATTCTGAAAAAGGAAAATGTTGAGATTCCTGATAACCAGAAGAAACCTTTGGTTGCCCTGATCAAAAGCCATTATCCTGATATCAGAAAATGTATCAATGAATTGGAAAAATATTCCAAATCCGGTATTCTCTCCATTGAGACGAAAAAAGACACCAATCAGGTGATGGATTTGATTTACACCAATCTCCAATCGGGAGATACTTTGAAAACACGTAAATTCCTGATTGAGAACGAGGAATTATTCGATTCCGATCACGAATCTTTGTTGAAAGACCTTTTGAATTATTTCTACGATCTCTCCATGGATGATACCACAAAAAAACAGGCTATCCTTATCATTGCGGAGAGCCTGTTTAAGATGATGTCCGTTACGGACAGAGAGATTTGTGCTATTGCTTGCTTGCTACAGCTTGAGGAATTATTTCCAGAATAATTTATCCAAATCCTCTTCTGCCTCTGATGGAGAACCCGGAAGATATTTATCTAAGCGGTTTTGCACAATCTTGCTCTTGTTTGGGTTTTGAATTATTTCAGAATTCTCTACATCCATTTGCTGTTGTGGTAAAGGAGGAGGTGTTGCACCAGATTGTTTTGGTAAAGGAGGAGGTGTTGCACCAGATTGTTTTGGTAAAGGGGGAGGTGTTGCACCAGATTGTTGTGGTAGCGGAGGAGGTGTTGCACCACTCACGCTTTTCTTGAGGTGTCCGAGAGCAGCATTGATACCAGACACAATTTCAATGTTACCAATGTCCAACCCAAGCTTTTTAATATCATTTTTAATATCAGCGACAAATGAGTCAATACGTTTGTCAATATTCTTTTGAAGATACTGGACTTTAGCATTGTGACCAGAAACCATACCTTCTCCCGATGCTTGTTGACCTTGTTGGGAATATTCCTGACCTTTTCTGGATAACTTATCACTTTCAATCCAATCTCCAGCTTTGCTAAGGGCAGAACCACCAGCTTGTTGAAAACCACCTTTGATTTGTTGACCCAAACCCTTGGCGGAACCCAGAGCTTCGGCTCCCCGTGCCTTGAGACGATCCATCCATCCTTCCTCAAGAAGTTCTTCCAAATTGCGCTGGTCTTTGTTATTGAATTGTGCCATATTATTATTTATTCTTTTTTCCCCAATTAACTCTTTTGGAGCTTTTCTTTTTATACATCTTACCTTTTATTTTTTTACAGTCTGCCTTTGTAGCTCTACATGCAGGGTAAGAACCTTTTGAGGTATCCTTCCTACCACATGGACCTCCCGTTTTACAATTGATCCAACCTTTAAATTTTTTACCTTCCTTATCTACATGAGGAGCAAACCAATCACGTAAATTTTCCAGTAATTCTCTTTGGGACATCTGTTCCATTATTTTTCACTATTTCCCCAATTTTTTGCTCCCACTTTTCTACATTTGACCAATGCTCCAGAGGCATATGCACTAGGCCATACATCATATCGAGATTTTACTTTTTCATAACAAGCATCTTGTTCGTCTTCTTCTCCGCATTCTTCGTTATCTTCTTCTTCATCCCCATCTTCATCATCACCGAAGACTTTTTTACCTATATTTTCTTTCCAATCTTCTAATTCACCATTTTTATTTCTATCGGCTTTTTTGAAATCAAATTTTTCTTGCAATATTTCATCATAAATATTACCCAATTCTTTGGTGAAATCCCAAGACTTGGATTCTCCTGCCAATTTCAGATCGGTGGGGGTATTCTTGCCATTTCCCTTGTCAGTGACATTGGTGATGATATTAGGATCGATTTTAAGCTGCTTGGGCTTGATGATCACAACGTCTTTTTTCTTGAATTTGTCTGGAACTGGAACTCCTGCGCTCACATCCACCATATCAACCATGTCGGGAGTCACTGTGACTCTACCATACGTTCTACCACCACCATGATCGGCAGCAATGGTGAGAACGACCTGTGATGCTGGTTTGAATTGATTCCCAACGGAATATCCCGATTGCTTATCTCCAACTTGGCATACCTTGATGTTCAGTCCACAAGTTGCCAATTCATCCACTTCTTTCTTGAGTGTGGATGGCATATACTTGTAAGTTTCCGTGTTCTTATATCCATCACGGAACTTTACAATATCACCGTTAAGGTACCCCCCAATTTCCGAACGTGACACAACCGCTTCAAATATCTGATCAAATTTCTTGCCCATAGGATTATTTAGTCATTTACTCTAAATATTAACATGAACTTTGATGATTTGTATAATTTAGTGGTGGAAGCAAAAGGAACCAAGCCGGGGGAAAGAGTATTCAACGCCCAACAAGCGGCTGGACCATCTGGTTTTTCGTCTTCTCCAATAGGCAAATCAAATTACAATCCGGTCAATAGAGACAGGGAAGGAAGACGAAAAACAATAGACCAGTATAAAGGAGAAAATTTAACGGATGTTATGAGTCTTTCAAGTTTTGCATCTTACGATCCCAATTCTCATATAACACCAGCCCATAACCCTAAAGATAAAGGTATGACAGATCAAGCCAATGTTATCAAGCTTTTAGGTAAATCTTTTCAACTTCTCAAGAATGATGATGTGTTTGCAGACCAAATGAAAGGTATTATGAAAGGATTTGAGAAAAATCGTCGTCAAATCTCCGCATATCAGGAAAGTGTGCTTAAAACCAAACCAAAACACATTGACAATCTTTGGGGAAAGATCAACAATCTTGCCACTATTATAAACAATCCAAAAAATAAAACTGAAAAGGATATTGAGGATTTTAAGAAAGATTTAATAAAATTTAAGGCTATTCGTGATGAAGCACAATCTGAGTTAGATGATGTTTACGAATCCATTGAAAATGTTTCTCAAGAAAACGAGGAAATTAACGATAGCTATCTGGAACAAATGCTTGCAGTGATTCGTGACACTGCCAAAAGACTTTATAAAAAACAAGCCGAAGAAATCCTGTCAACTCCCGAAGAATCTCCGAAAAGAACGATACCTCTTCATGAATTGGATATTAATATGATTGAGAAAGAAGTTGCCAAGGATGCTCAAACACAGCTTCAACTTTTGGAAATGTTATTTTCAGATAATTCTGATATGAATCCTTTGGTTTTGTTCCTTGATATGCAGAAGCAGAATTATGATGAATATAAAAATAACTTCTTTGAAGCTAAAAGAGGGGATAATTACAGTATTTCCATTGAACAACTTTACAGAAGCTTGCCCCTGTTTAAAATGATTTCTTATTTTTATAATGTGATCATGAAAAGTCCTGCGATTTCCCTCAATATGAAGCAAGCCAAACGTGCCAAGGCTCTTGGAGGAGGAGATGACATGATCCAGCGTTTGGAAGGTGTTAAAAATGAAAAAGAATGGGAAGAAATTCGTCCCGATCTGCTTGTATATCTCAAAAAACAGAAAATTGACAAAGATCGTAAGAGAATGCTTACCGATCTAGCCAAAGGAAGATTCCAAGCCATCCGTGGTAGAGCCAATGCTGCAATCAAGCTCGTCACAGCCCTCAAAGCGGCAGCTATCACCGAGTCATTCGATGAATTGGCGAACAAATACGCATCCTCTTTCAACGTGGATTTGAATGATTTCATGATTGATCTTCAGGAAGTCGCCGTGTTTTTGGAAAAATCCAAGAAATGTGACGGTCCAACCAAAAAAGCCTCCAGTGATCGCAAGGGTAAAAAGTGGACTAAGTGTGCCAGACAACCAGATGGTTCTTATAAAAGGATTCATTGGGGAGAAGCTGGTGTAAGAGTTGGGAAGGATAATCCAAAACGCCGCAAATCATTCCGCGCACGGCATAAATGTTCTTCCGCTAAACCCGGATCACCCAAGGCTGCTGCTTGCTCCGACTGGTAATCATATGAACATCAAAATCAAATCACTTCAAGCATCCAAGATTGATGAGGCATCGTTGAAAAATGACTATCTCTACAAAGATGTGTCATTTGATTTGGAACCATCATATTCTTTCAACAACCAACTCAATCGTAAGGAGCAATTGAAGGATATTCGGGCTATTTTTGATGTGGAAGCCATCAAGACAAGCATTTCCAATGCATTCCTCACCTCCCCCGGTCAAAAGATACTCAATCCCCTCTTTGGCATTGATCTGAGACGATATCTGTTTGAACCCGTGGATGAATTCACAGCGGAAGACATTCAGGATGATATTGAAAGGAAATTACCCCGTTCGGAACCACGCATTGTCGTGAGAAACGTGAGTGTGGTGGGTAATGAGGATGAACAGGAATATGATGTGTCCCTGCAAATTGATGTTCCATCTCTGGGTGTCAAGGGACTTTCCCTGAAATCGAAGTTGAATTCCACGGGTTATTCGATCATTTGAAAAAACTCGACATTATACTTTGATAGTATTTGTCAAAGTGGGTGGATTCTTGAATACTATCTGTTGTTTCCGATAAAATATCACATAATTCTGAATGAAATGATTCTGTAAAAGTATCATCTTCTTCCCAATCTTCTCCAAAATATCCACGTTTTCCAAAATAGTTACGCAATTCATCAGAGATGTCACTACCACGCTCCGATTCCATTATAGATTCATAAATATCTGCTGGTATCATGGTGTTTGGGGCATTTTCAACAACCCATTCTGCATACTCCAAAGCCAAATAAGGATCGTCTGCTAGTAATTCATACACTTCATATGGGATATTTTCTAAATTGTTTTTCCATGACATCATATAAGTCATCGCAAAAAAAGGATGCTTCAAAACATTTTCAATATCATCAAGCTTGTTGGCACTAAATTCTGGATAATAATCGGGATACTCATCATCAAATAACGTATCTCTGACTTTTTTATATCGTAATATCTCATTCGGTTTCAAATCATCCATTTGATAATCAGACAAATTAGGATTAATGTTGATATATTCGTTCCTAAGACCAGAATCCAATTGTTTCCAGATTACATCGTGAAGTGTATCATCGTAGTAATCCGAAAGAACTGCCGCTTTTTCTTTATGAGAAAATTTATTCCACAGTAACACCGCTTTATCAAAATCAACATCTGGATCATTGGTGTATGATGGTAATTGTTTTTTAAAATTTCTTTTTCTTTCTAAAAAATCTTTTTCCACGTTATCCAGTTCCTTATTAACCAATAATTTTTCATATTTCGTTAATTCTGGATATTTACGAACTATCTCGTTCCACCCACCTTCCACTTCTTTGGTATTATTATCTGCAAATGTCCAATCATATCCTCGTCTATTACGATCTAATACCATAATATGGTCAGTTGCGGTCTTAGGCTTCTTTTTAAAATAAATAAAATAAAACGTTGCCAAATCATTAAACCGATAATTTGAGAACATATTACCACCTCCCGTTCTTGAGATACAGAAAGAGTATCCCTTTCCATATAACACACATTTATCTTGGGAATCCCCCCGATAGATCGTCACATTCTCATCATCAGCTACAATATCCTCCTGATTGGCAACCACATCTTTGGTTGGTGCTTTTTTCTTTTTAAATTCCGCCTTACCCTTTGCAGCATGGATCGCTTCCGTGAACTCTATCCACGATTTATATTGGAAAGGGTCTTTCTTTTGGAGAGCGTTCTTATATTTCTCAAAATCTTGTAATTCCCTACGGATTTCCTGTTCCGTGGCATCGTTCTGAAATTTCTTCACAATGTTACGGATCGCTCCTTCCGAGAACTCCAACATCAATCTACGATACTCCTTATCAAATTCCATATGATTATTTAATATCATCCACCTAAATAATAACAATGAGTGATTCTCTTGAGTATAACCTGCCCAAAAACGCATACATCAACTTCGATGCGTTGTCCCTGAAAGATTTCATCATCCAACGGCTGAATGAGAATCCCAAATTCACGGATCAGAATTACGAGGGGAGCAATCTAGCTTCTTTCATCGACATCATCGCTTATAGTTACCACACCCTGCTTTTCTATTTGAATCAAACGGGATCGGAAGCTCTTTTCTCCCAGACATCTCTCTATGAGAACATGAACAAGATCGTGAACCTTGTGGGATACAATCCTACGGGCAAACAAACGTCTCTGGTTCCCGTCACCTGCACCGCCAGTGCCTCCCTAGCGGCTGGGAACTACACCCTCCGCAAGTATTCCTATTTCCTTGTCAATAACATCCAATACACCATCCTGAACGATTTCTCCTTTGAGAAGACCACAAGCGGATCGGAGAAAATCGATTCCATTGAAAATAATCTCATTCTCTATCAGGGAACCGTTCAGGAATACCCGATTTACACAGCGGAGGGTAAGGAATTTGAAACCTTTCCGATTGTTGTTGATAATCTGGTGGATGAGAACGATGATCGTTTCATTGCCCATGGCACTCTCGCTGTTTACGTGAAAGAAATCGGAGATGCAACTTGGTATGAATATGACGAGACTGACAACCTGTTTCTCACTCCTGATTCCGATAGATACTATTCGGTTCGTCTCAATGAGAACGGGCATTATGAAATCAAATTTGGTAATAATGTGTTTGGTAAGAAACTTGCCGAGGGTGATCAGGTTGCCGTTTATTATCTCCTAAGCGATAATGACAAGGGTATTATCAGCAAGAATGTCATCAATGGCAACAAATTGTTCAATTTAAACACTTCTCAATTCACTCAGATTTATAATGATGTAATTACTGTTGATCCTTCGTCCATCATTGACCTGACAAACAATGCAACTCTGAATTTCTCCAATACCGCCAATTCCACGGCAATTTCCGATGGGGAGACGGTGGATCAGATTCGCCAGAATGTTCCCAAGTATCTCAGTTCGCAGCTTAGGCTTGTGACAGAGATTGATTATGACACATATCTCACTAAAAACCTTTCCAACGTGCTTCAATCGGTGGAAGTGGTGAACAATAAGAAGTTCATTG